AACTATGTTTAACTTAATAAACGAAGTTGGAAAATGTTATACCTACTATTGGACTACAGGTAAGTGGTCTCCTAAAAGTAAAAGCATGGATATGCACTACAACAGCAAAGGAATAAAAGATTTTACGGAAAGATTTTTTAATAAATATAACAAAGAGTATTTAGAAAAACAAAAACAATGGGATGAAGAAAAAAAAGAATACTTTTTATCTCAGTTAAATAAGTATACTGAAGAAAAACCCGATGAAGATATGCAAGAATATTACAAAAACAAAATAAGGCATTTAGAAAATAAGGAAACACACGTATGAAAGTACAACTAATAAATTACATGGGTAATGACTTAACTGTAGTCAATGCAGCTAGAGTTAGTTTTAATGTAAATAAGAAAACATTTATAGATGCAGATGCAAAACTCATTGCGTATCTAGCGAAGCATAAACATATGTCACCTTTCGGTCATTGCTTTGCTTCATTCAAAGTTCAAGCTCCAATCTTTGTAGCTAGACAATTAGTGAAGCACAAGTTTTTACGATGGAATGAAATCAGTAGACGCTACGTAGACACCAGACCTAATTGGTATAGACCTAGTATGGATGACCCTGATACCGCTATCTGGCGTTCACAAACTAAGGACAAGAAGCAAGGTAGTGGTGATGTAATTCAAGATGAAGCTACTCAAAGCTTGGCTTCTTTTCATCACAATGCAGTAATAGCAGAAGCTATGGCATCGTACAGTAAGCTATTAGAACTAGGTATATGTGAAGAGCAAGCTCGTATGGTGTTGCCTATTAGCCACTTGACTGAATGGTTTTGGTCAGGTAGCCTTGATGCATTTGCTGACATGTGCAGACTAAGATGTGCAGGTGATGCACAAGTAGAAACTAAAATGGTTGCTGACCAAGTAAATGATGAGATGGAACGATTGTTTCCTGTATCTTGGAAATATTTAATGAAGGATGATAAATAATATGGAACTATCACTATTACGGTCTTTGATGGACAGAGACTTTTACGAAGACCACAAAGGCAGTCGCTGTCCTGACAAACTATTCTCTAAGGATGTACGGAAGCTTAAACAAACTATAGATTACGCTATGGATAAGTATGAGCGTACTCTTACACCTGAAGAACTAGAAGCTATCTTCTTGACGAACAACACGACCATTACAACTGCCAACAAGCAGATGTATAAGAACCTGTTCTATCAGCTACAGAAAGAACAACCTATGACGAAAGAGATAGCTCAAGATGTACTATCTAGTTTATTCAGACAAAGCATAGGTGAGGACATAGCGAACATCGGATTTGATTACGTCAATGGTGAAGCTAACTCATTAGAGCCATTGCGTAGAATGATTGAGTCTTACAACGATGACTTCTTACCGAACATGAAAGTTAATTGGGAAGACATCTCTGTAGATACACTATTGCAACTCAATGACTTGGAAGCTCAATGGAAGTTCAACATTCCTACATTGTCTGGACGTATTGAAGGTATCAATGGCGGTCACTTAGTTATAGTAGGAGCTAGACCTAATACAGGTAAGACTAGCTTTCACGCTAGTTTGATTGCAGGTCCAGAAGGTTTTGCTCATCAAGGAGCTAAGTGTTTAGTGCTTCTCAACGAGGAAGCATATCACAGAGTTGGAGCTAGGTATCTCAGTGCAGCTACAGGAATGTCTTTGATGGATGTAAAGAATAATCCTGCCAAAGCAGGTATGCTATATGAAAAGATTCGTGGCAACTTACATATCAAAGATTGTACTGGCAAAGACTTAGCTTGGGTTGAACAGGTGGTAAAGACTTACAGTCCTGATGTTGTGGTCATGGATATGGGTGACAAGTTTGCTGCTCGTACAGGAGACAAGTCTGACGTATACTTGAAAGATGCAGCTATCTACGCTAGAAACATAGCGAAACAACACAACTGTGCTATCTTCTGGATGAGTCAACTATCTGCTGAAGCGGAAGGTAAAGCTCAGAGCTTGAATCAATCTATGCTTGAAGGTTCTAAAACAGGTAAAGCAGCGGAAGCTGACCTTATGATTCTTATCGGTAAGAACGCTCCTGTAGAAGGACAAGAAGAGGATAGCCCTGTACGATATTTAGTTATAGCTAAAAATAAGTTGACAGGCGGTTGGCATGGTAGTATGAATGTAGTATTAGACGGTGCTATATCTAGATACACTGCATAAAATAGAGAGGTACACCACACAATGAGATTAGCTTTAGACGTAGAAAATACTACAACAACAAGAGGGGGCAAGTTACACTTAGACCCTTTTGAACCACAGAACTCTTTAACTATGGTTGGTCTAGCTGATGTTGACAGTGATGAGCACCCGACTATATATACATACGACCACTCCGATACAGCTACTCCTGACTTACCTCATAGTTTGCAGGAGACATTAGATAAGACTACATTACTTATTATGCACAATGCTCAACATGATTTGCAATGGCTATGGTCTTGTGGTTTTAAATACGATGGTGACATATATGATACAATGTTATCTGAGTATATACTATGCAGAGGAATTAAGAAACCTTTGTCTTTAGAGGCTTGTGCTGAAAGGTATAAGCTACCATACAAGAAACAAGACACTCTTAAAGAGTATTTCAAGAAAGGATACAACACAAAAGATATACCTCATGCAGAACTAAGTGAGTACTTAGATGCGGATATATTTGTAACTAGAGCACTGTTCTTAGCTTTAGATAAACGATACAAAGACCAAGAGAATCATTCACTGTGTAATGTACTCAAGATTACAAACGAAGTATGCAGAGCCTTAACTAAAATGTATATGAATGGTTTGAAAGTAAATCGAGAAACCTTATACGAAGTAAGAGATGAGTTTGAAAAAGAAAGGAATGATATACTAAATTCTTTAGAGAAAACAACTAAAGAACTCATGGGTGACACACCTATTAATCTTAATTCACCAGAGCAAGTATCTCAACTTATATTTAGTAGAAAGGTAATAGACAAACATATATGGGGCGAAGAGTTGTTTGAGCATACTTCTACAGACGCAGAGTTTAAAAAGTCTGTTGATGTTAATATGCAGATTATGTACAAGACTAAAGCTTACATGTGTGATGAATGTAAAGGAAATAAATATGTTCACAAAAGAAGGAAGGACGGCTCACTATTTAAAAAGCCTACGAAGTGCAAGTCTTGCGATGCAACTGGCTATTATCTTGTTGATACTAATCGTGTGGCAGGTTTACGCTTTACCGCACCTAGCAAGAATTGGGTATCCGCAGGTGGATTCTCAACATCAAAAGGAAACATAGAAAAACTAGAAACATTAGCTAACGGTAAAGGCTTGACTATGCAACGAGACTTCTTAAAGAACTTGAGAAGACTTTCAGCACTTGAAACTTATCTTAATACGTATATTAAATCTATAGATATATTTACCAAAGAGGATAACTTCTTGCACGTAGGATTGACTCAGCACATTACATCTACAGGTAGATTCAGTGGACGTAATCCTAACATGCAGAACATGCCTAGAGGCGGTACGTTTCCTGTAAAGAAAGTATTTGTATCCAGATGGGAAGGCGGTCAAATAATGGAAGCTGACTTTGCTCAGTTAGAATTTAGAGTCGCTGCATTCTTAGGTCAAGACGAAGTAGCTATGAAGGAAGTGTCTACAGGCTTTGATGTCCACGCTTACACTGCTAAGGTTATCTCAGATGCAGGGCAACCTACGTCTAGACAAGAAGCTAAGGCTCATACATTTGCTCCTTTGTACGGAGCTAGTGGTTATGGTAGAACACCTGCTGAAGCTTCTTACTACAAACAGTTCACAACTAAGTATAGTGGTATAGGTAAATGGCATAGTCGATTAGCTACTGAAGCTATTAATACAGGCAGAATACAGACACCTTCTGGAAGACAATATGAATTTGAAAATATGAAAAGGAGAGCCAATGGAAGCGTAACTAACTTCACTATGATAAAAAATTATCCTGTGCAAGGATTTGCAACAGGAGACATTGTTCCAATAGTTTTACTAGAGTTTGAAAAACTTCTTGACAACAACTATAGTTGTCTGGTAAACACGGTACATGATTCGATTGTGGTAGATGTCCACCCTAATGAAGAGCAACAGGTGATAGCAGCAGTAAATACTTTGAATGAAAATCTGCACGACCTAATTAACGAGTACTATGGGGTAGACTTCAACGTACCATTATTATTAGAAGCCAAGATAGGACCAAATTGGCTAGAAACAAAGGACGTATAAATATGAGTAATGAATTAATAACATCTAACGGCTCTATAAACTTTGCAGACATGGCTAAAGTTATGGGAGTTGCGACTGCACCTACTAACTCTGGAACGGATAAGAAGACTTCTCAATTAGCTAGAGTTAAAGTACTACGAGAAGCTATCATGGGTACACAGGATGTAAATGGTAAGAAAGTAAAAATGGAAGTTGTTCCTGCGGGTTCTTTAGTTATTCGCAAGACGGATGGCGAAGAGATATACATGCCTACTCTTTCTCTTAGACCTTTTATGCAACGACAGTCTTACCAAAGGTTTCAATCCTTTGACCCTAAGAAGTCTGCGGATACAGGCAAAAGAGGAGAGTATATAAAAACTGTACTGTCCGATAGCTTAAACAATGACTTGATGGATACATCAGGTGGATTTAACTGTGGTAAAACAGCAGGTTACATACAGGACTATAGTTCTCTACCTGAAAAAACTAAAGCTATATACTCTCAAATTAAACGACAGAGACATATCTTCGGTATTGCAGTAGTTAAAGATGCTACGGATGCTATAGGTTCTCCAGTAGATGATTTTGAGATGCCTGTTTTATTTGAGACAGATAGTAAGGTATCATTTAAAAATATGGGTGAGCCTTTTAACAAACTCGCATCTATGCAACACTTACCTATCCAACATCTTATTGACTTCTCTACTGAAGAAAAAGATAAGATATCGGGTGGCACATACTTTGTCATTACTGCTAAATTAGATAGCAAGTCTATTGATATAACAGTCGATGACCAAGTAACCTTACAAAACTTTCTGGATTGGATTGCTGCATTTAATACTTGGGTGTCTGACACGCACCACACCAACTCAAAGGATAAAATGTCCGATGATGATAAAGGTTTGATAGACCAATTCATAGATACAGATGAACTAGAAGGAGTATAATGGTATGAACCATCCTGCTGAACTGGCGGTTAGAGCGTATTTAAGTC